CAGTAGAACTATCTACTTTAACTCAATACCTGTAGAAATTAAAAGATTAGGAATTACTCAAGCTAAATGTGCTGAACTATTAGGATGTACTCGTAGTGGATTAATGCACAGAATCAAAGCAGACAAACCTCAACTACATTTTGCAATATATGGTCTTGCTAATTACTTGGGTGAAGACGAAAACTTTGGAGAGAGAGACCTATAATGATTTATGAATATTCTTGTAATAGTTGTTTACAGAGATATATTAAAAGTAATGAGATAACGCACAGAACTAAGAGTGGTTCGTGTCCATATTGTAAGTCTGAAGATACTAAATTGAGGGAGACTAAGTGATGACAGTTAAACATACACAAGAACAATGTAAGCAAGCTATGGCAGGAATTAAGGATTTGATTGAGCAGATTAAACGTATTGATGACCCTGTTGTAAAGAAACATATTTGTGATTCAGCTATTGATATTTGTAACAACTTACTAAGAGAGAATAAATAATGTTTGACCTAGAACACCAAATCCAAGTAGCAATATGTCAGTACCTAGATGTTCGTAAGGTTCTTTACTTTGCAATACCTAATGGCGGTAAGCGTAATATAGTTGCTGCAACCAAGTTAAAGAAAGAGGGTGTTAAATCAGGAGTGCCTGACCTTTGTATTATTCATGAAGGGCAAGCGTTTTTTTTGGAGATTAAAAGACCATCAACACTTGGCAAAGGTAAAGGCAGATTAAGCGTTGCTCAGAAAGAGATGATAGCTAGACTTGAAGAAGCCTGCGCAGAGGTTAAGGTTGTATATTCAGTAGCAGATGTAATTGAAGCATGTATTGATTGGCAGATAAACGTATTATGAGTGAATGTTTACACTTGTTTCCAACGCCTGTTCTAATAAATAGCATTGGCACGAAGTTCAGTAGCGAAGAGTTGGAACATATAAAAAAACTAAAAAGGAATAAAAACAAAGGTAACACTAGAAGTTTGGACGCTTATGTTTTAAGGGATAGAGTTTTTGACAATATAAAAACAAAAGTTGAGAGCGCATTAGAGGAGTACAAAAACAATATAATAGTACCAAATAATGAGTTAACCCTAACAGTAACACAGTCTTGGGTTAATTGGACAAAAACAGATGAGTACCACCATGCTCACCGTCACCCTAATAGTTTTATATCAGGTGTTGTCTATATTAACGCCACAGAGGAAGATTCTATAAAATTTACAAATCCACAACAGAGTGTGTTTGACATCCCCCCGAAAGAGTTTAATATGTTTAACTCATTAACATGGGAGCTTCCTGTTAAAACAGGTGATATTATTATATTCCCATCAACACTAATCCATGAGGTTGCCATTAAGAAGGGAAGTAAAGATGAAAGAGTTAGTTTGGCATTTAATGTGTACCCCAATGGTATTATTGGTGACAATTATGGGCTAACAGAGTTAATTTTATGAGTAAGATAACAAAATCTGCAAGGGGTCAAGCGTGTACTGTGCGTCTCGACCTTTGCTATAGTGGACCTAATAATGAAACAGTTGTCTTTGCTCATTTAAACGGTGGAGGCATGGGAATGAAGGCTATGGATATTCATGGTGCTTATTGCTGTGCAAGCTGTCATGATATTTTAGATGGACGTAAACCTAGTGAATATACCAAAGAGTTCTTATTGTTATCTCACCTAATGGGTATGAAACGAACACAAGAGATATTGGTAGGCAAAGGATTACTATGAGCAGACCTATCTATGAAAATGAGTTCGATTTAAGCAATGAAGAGATTGTAAAACAGGCAATAGAGAAGACAGGTGTTGTGTTACATAAGTTACCTATGAGCTATCGAATGGATTATATGGCTTTTAGAGATGACAAGCCTTCAAGTGTTATCGAGGTTAAGTCTAGGAAGAAAGGAACAAGCAGTACAACATTCCCATGGTTTATGGTCTCATTACTAAAGTGGCATGCAGGGATTGATTACGTTCATAAGAGTGAGATACCTTTTATATTAGCGGGTAAGTATGATGATGGGATATTCTTCTACAAATATAGTCCTGATGATAATGTAGATATTAAGTGGTTTGGCGGTAGAAAGGATAGACAAGATACTGCTGACCAAGAGCCTTGTGTTTATATACCGATGACATTATTTAAGAAACTATGAAGCGAATACTTGAAAGAAGCAAACCTAAGCAACAGATACTAGAAGCTATGGTTAAAGCATTCTTTAGTGAACATGACGTGGAGCAAGCTATCATTGAGATAAAAGAGTCAAAGCTAACAAGAAGTCAGAGTCAGAACTCGTTATATTGGGAGTGGGTAAGTGTCATAGGTAATGAACTAGGCTACACCAAGGACGAGACTCACATGTTGCTAAGAGACAAGTTTTTGGGTTACAATGAATTAACGACTAAGAAAGGTGAGGCTATTAGAGAGCTAAGAAGTACAACCAAACTAAAGGTCGGTGAGTTTAAAGACTACCTAGAGCAGATAGATATGTTCGTTGCTGAGTGGGGAATCATGCTACCTAGACCTGAAGATTTGTATTATGAATCAATGGGTTATAAGAGATGAAGCATAAACACGCAGAAGAGATACACGCCTTTGCTGAAGGATACCAAATCCAAAAGCTAGTATCACTTTGCTGTGATAGAAGCATTAGACATTGGGAAGACATGGAAGTGTCACCTATGTGGCATGAAGACGAAGAATATAGAGTTAAGCCTTATAACGAAACATGGGAAGAAGAAGATGAATGATATAGAAGAATACCTAGATGACGAAGACGTTAAGATGATGGGTAACTTACAAGATACAGCTACTGTAAATGAGCTATGCGCTTTGTACTATTCAGCACTAACAGTAATCGCAGAAGATAATGAGATAGATGTTATGCAAGCACATACAGGCATTGAACTAATGATTGCTAATGTGAATGAGTCAATACTTCCTATAGATACAAGCAACGAGATGCACTAATGGCTAAGATAACCATCAAAGAGGTTTCCAATGGTTTTGTTGTAGAGTTTGAAGACATGCAAAAGAACTATAGAGAAGAGGAAATATTTTCAACATTTGAAGATGTTGTTAAACGACTAGAACGAATTAAAAAGATAGAGGATGTTACACATGACTGCAAAGAAAACAGATAACTTCCTACCACTAGGAAGACCATCTAAATACAATGAAGAGATGATAGAGAAGGCTCAGGACTATATTGACAATCACTTTACTAAGTATCACGATGCAATACCTATGGTGGAAGGATTGGCTATGGAACTAGGTGTAGACAAGTCTACTATCTATGAATGGGAGAAGCATTATCCTGATTTTTCCCACACCGTCAGGGGATTAATGACATCACAAGGCAGAAGTCTTATCAATGGTGCGTTAAATGGAACTCTCAAAGAGAAGACAGCAGGACTGCTATTAGGTGTTAATCATGGGTTTATTCCGAAGACAGAAACAGACTTAAAATCAAGCGATGGCTCGATGCAACCAACAGTAATTGAGATTGTAGCTTATGGCGAAGATAAAAGCACAGATTAATTTACCTCCTAAGCTAAAGCCTATATTCACAGGTGAGGCAAGATACAGAGGTAGTTGGGGTGGACGTGGCTCAGGTAAGACAAGAACCTTTGCATTAATGACTGCTGTTCGTGGTTATGAGTGGGGCAGGGCAGGTAAGCAAGGTCAGATACTATGTGGTCGTGAGTTTATGAACTCCCTAGAGGATTCATCACTAGAGGAAATCAAGACAGCTATCCGTTCAGTAGATTGGCTTAATAATTACTATGAAGTTGGAGAGAAGTACATCAGGTCTAAAGATGGTCGTATCTCATATACATTCGTAGGACTAAGACGCTCACTAGATTCAATTAAGTCTAAGGCTCGTGTCTTATTAGCTTGGGTAGATGAGGCTGAAGGTGTGAGTGCTATGGCTTGGCAGAAACTAATACCAACTGTTCGTGAAGAAGGTTCAGAGGTATGGGTAACATGGAATCCTGAGAGTAAATACTCAGCAACAAATGACCGCTTCAGAGATAACCCACCTGATAACGCTAAGATAGTTGAACTTAACTACAAAGACAATCCGTGGTTTCCTGAAGTATTAGAAGAAGAAAGACGACAAGACAAAGAGAAGCGTCCTGATATGTATAAGCATATTTGGGAAGGTGGATTCTTAATATTTAGTGAAGGCTCTTACTATACGACAGAGATGCGTAGAGCTGAAGACGAAGACAGAATAGGCAAGGTTAGATACAATCGAGAGAAGCCTGTTGTTACTGCTTGGGATTTAGGTGTAGGTGATTCTACTGCTATATGGTTTGCTCAATACATAGGCGCAGAGATACACGTCATTGATTACTATGAAGCATCAGGTGTTGGACTAGACCACTATGCTAAGGTATTACAAGATAGAGGCTATATCTATGAACAGCACATCTTGCCACATGACGTTAGAGTGAGAGAACTAGGCTCAGGTAAGTCAAGGCTAGAGGTACTAGAAAACCTAGG